GGGAGAAAGTACGAGAGATTACAGAGAAATCCAGTGACGCGATTATTGTCGCCTCTATGGGCACTTTTTCTACTGGGGTTAATATTCGTAATCTACACAACATTATATTTGCTTCACCAAGTAAGTCTCAAATTAGGGTTCTCCAAAGTATCGGAAGAGGATTAAGAAAGACCGATGATGGTAAACCGACTACTGTATATGATATAGCAGATGATTTACATTGGAAATCTAAGAAGAACTATACCTTGGTTCATGCGGCAGAGCGCATTAAGATATATGCTAAAGAGAAATTTAAGTATAAAATATACGATATAAATATATAAGTATGGAAATAAGACAGTTTAAATTATTGAATGGTGATGATATAATCGCCGTAATGAATACTAGATATGATGGACATTATATCATTGAAAGGCCTGTACTCATAGGTAATGATATGTACGGCCGTTTGGTATTCAGCCACTGGTTTCCACTCTCAGAACAAAATATGTTCAAACTCTATAAAAATAGATGCATCCAGCACGTCCCTATCTCTAAGGACTTTGAAGAAGCTTACATCAAGTATATTATGGATGAGGAACAACCCTATTCATCGGATGAAGTATTAAAAAGAATTGAATCTCTAAAAGAATCCCTCCTTCAGAGGGATGAATATGAACCCGTATATGATGATGAAGATGAAGAAAAAGAACCTACAATACATTAAATTTATAGTATACCCCTGTCTCCCCCGGAGATAATATATTATACTACACTTTTCGGCATTTGTAAAGGGAAAAATGAAAAAAAATGAAATTAATTTTATTTAAAGAAAACACTTTACATTGAACCGATTTTGTAGTATAATAATACTATTATTGGAGAAATAATTATGAAACCTAAACAAAAGCCACATTATGTCAATAACAAGGAATTCTCACTAGCTGTAGTAGAATATGTTAAGGACAGTAATATGCATAAAGAAAAGGGCGTCGATGCACCAACGGTTCCAGACTATATCGCTAAGTGTTTTATCAAGATTGCAGAGGGCCTATCTCATAGACCAAACTTTGTAAGATATACTTACCGAGAAGAAATGGTAATGGATGCTGTAGAGAACTGCCTAAGAGCTATAGGAAATTATAGAATAGAGACAGCAACAAGAACTGGTAATCCAAATGCATTCTCTTATTTTACTCAGATATGTTACTATGCATTTATCCGTAGAATAACCAAAGAGAAGAAACAACAAGACATTAAATTCAAGTTTATTGAAAAGATGGGTATTGATGATTTTGTATCTATGGGTATGGACGATGCAGGAGCAGCCGAAACTATGAACTATGTTGATACACTAAGACAACGTATTTCTACAGTAAAAGAGAAAGATAAAGCAGTTAAAAAATTCGCAAAAGAGGAGAAGGCTAAAGAGAAACTAGAACTCTTTATGTTATAATATATGAAAGTAGCAATATTAAACGACACCCATTGTGGGGTAAGAAACTCATCTGATATTTTTCTGAAGTATCAAGAAAGATTTTATGAGGAGATATTCTTTCCTTATTTAAAAGAGCATAACATCAAGAACATCTTGCACCTTGGTGATTATTATGAACATCGCAAGTTTGTTAACTTTAAGGCACTTAATGCCAATCGTAAACACTTCCTAGAACCTATGAGAGATATGGGCATTACTATGGATATAATCCCTGGTAACCATGATGTATACTTTAAGAATACTAATGAACTATGCTCACTTAAAGAGCTTCTAGGTTACTTTACAAGTAATGTTAATATTATTATGAAACCTACAGTACTAGATTATGACGGCTTAGGTGTTGCAGTTATCCCTTGGATTAACAATGGTAACTATGCAGAATACACTAAATGGGCAATGAATTGTAAAGCACCTATCCTTGGTGCTCATTTAGAACTAAAAGGTTTTGAAATGATGGCTGGTATACCCAATCCACATGGAATGAATGCTGATGTATTCTCTAGGTTTGAGATGGTATTATCTGGTCATTTCCATACGAGGTCAAGCCAGGGTAATGTTACCTATCTAGGTTCTCAAATGGAATTTACTTGGGCTGATGTGGATGACCCTAAATATTTTCATATTTTAGATACTGAAACAAGGGAGATTACTCCAGTCCGTAACCCTATTACTATGTTCAAGAAGGTCATATATGATGATACCAAAACTGACTATAGTAAAATAGATGTAAAACAGTTTGAACAAAAGTTCATCAAATTAATAGTTATAAATAAAAATGACTTATATATGTTTGACCAGTTTGTTGATAGACTACAATCTATTGAAACTTACGAGTTGAAAATTGCAGAATCATTTGAAGAGTATTTGGGAGAAAGCGTCGAGGACGAGAAAATATCCCTAGAAGATACTACGACCCTTCTGGATTCTTATGTTGAAGCCGTTGAGACTGACTTGGAAAAAGATAAGTTAAAACTTGAACTAAGGACTCTATATACAGAGGCTCAGAATTTAGAGGTAGTATGATACAATTTAAATCATGTAAATGGCAGAACTTTCTGTCAACAGGGACAGATGCGATAACAATTAGCTTAGATAAATCACCATCAACACTTATCGTTGGCCAAAATGGTGCAGGTAAATCTACATTGCTAGATGCATTATCATTTGGACTATTTGGTAAGGCCCATAGAGATATCGGTAAAGGCCAATTAGTTAATTCAATCAATAAGAAAGGGACACTAGTAGAAGTAGAATTTGCAGTAGGCAATTCAGAGTTTAAAATTGTTCGTGGTATCAAACCTAATAAGTTTGAAATCTGGCAGAATGGTAATCTAATTAATCAAGCATCTAATGCAAGAGACTACCAAAAATTCTTAGAAACAAATATACTTAAACTGAATCATAAATCTTTCCATCAAGTGGTAGTACTAGGTTCAAGTTCATTCATTCCATTTATGCAATTGCCTAGTTGGTCTCGCAGAAGTATTATTGAAGACTTATTGGATATTAATATATTCTCCAAGATGAACAATCTACTAAAAGAAAAGAACTCCAAGTTGCGTGATAATCTAAATGATGTTAATCATAGAATTGACTTGATTAATACTAAAGTGGATTCACAATCAAAATATATCAAAGACCTAGATGCTCTTAACCAAGAACAAATAGATAAGAGTAGGGATTCAATAGAAACCTATAAGAGTCAGATTGATGATACATTTAAAGAGTCACAAAAGCTAGGTAAGAACCTAACTTCACTCCTTGCTGATGAAGAACGCAGTCACAAGCACTTCATGGAGCGTATGAGTGAAGTTAAGTCACTAGATAAAAATCTTAATGGTAAGATTAAATCACTGGTCAAAGAGGCTCGTTTCTATGAAGATAACGACAATTGTCCAACTTGTGAACAAGAGATTACAGCAGAAATTAAGGAGACTAAACTATCTGGTCTTAAGTCTACTGCAGCAGATGTTCAGCTAGAGTTAGGTAAACTGGCCAAAGAAGTAAATACTACAGAGAAAGAAGGTATTCAGATAGGTAATAATCTTAATACACTAAGACAGCGTCAAAGTAAAATCAATTCAAATAATGAAAAGATATCATTACTACAGAAAGAGATTAATAAGGTTCAGAAAGAAGTTTCAAACCTAAATAAACTGACTGGTGATAGTGGTAATGCTAAGAAAGAACTGTCAGACCTCAAAGCGGCCAAATCAAAGGCTTTAGAAAACAAGCTAGAATATGTAGAGGAAAGGACTTATAACGAAGTTATAGGGGAGATGCTTAAAGATACTGGTATTAAGACTAAAGTGATAAAGCAATATTTGCCTGTCATGAATAGACTTATTAACCAGTATCTGCAAGTACTTGATTTCTTTGTTGCATTCCATCTTGATGAGAACTTCAATGAGACCATCAGGTCAAGACATAGGGATTCATTTAACTATGCATCATTCTCTGAAGGCGAAAAGCAACGTATTGACTTGTCTTTACTCTTTACTTGGAGACAGATAGCTAAGATGAAGAACTCAGCGGCAACCAATCTACTTATCCTAGATGAAACCTTTGATAGTAGCTTAGATGTTGATGGAGTAGATAATCTAACCAAAATCCTTTCAACGCTAGAAGATGGAACCAATGTGTTTATTATATCTCACAAAGGCGATATCCTAGAAAATAAGTTTAGGTCAAAGATTGAATTCTTCAAGCATAAAAACTTCTCTAAGATAGCTTAGTTATATACATATAACAAAATAATCTAAAAAAACTGAAATTAGTTGTTTACAGCAGGTGCAAAGCCTAGTATAATATACTCTTAGAAATTAGAAAATTATCCGCTCTTAGCTCAACTGGATAGAGCAACAGCCTTCTAAGCTGTAGGTTTCAGGTTCAAGTCCTGAAGGGCGGGCCAAACAAAAGAAGGAAATACCAATGTTATATGTAGATTATTTAATTGAGATGAATGAGAACGGCCTAATGTTTACTGATAAAGATAGTCCTCTGGAACCTAATTATCAATTGACTATGGATAAGGTTCCCTTTGAAGAAGGCGATGTATTTACTCTGATTGAATTACCAGATGGCCGTTTATTATTTAAGAGGACATCTCGCCCTAGTCAGATGGAATTACAGTTTGATTAAAGCTTTTGTTACAAATGTGTTACATTTATGTTACAGTTGAGAAAAAACTTTAAAAAAAATGAAAAAAACACTTTACATTCTCAATAATGCGTAGTATAATATACTAGTAAATTAAAAGAGAAACCTATATTATGATGAATTATGAAAAATCCCTCCTACCAAAACTCTTGGCTAAAGAGAACATTACCATTAGACATGGTAACTTCAATACAGCCTGGTTTGATATCAAGAACAGAACCCTAGGTCTTCCATTGTGGAAAGATATGGGCAAAGATGTTTATGACCTTCTAATTGGTCATGAGGTTGGACATGCAATAGAAACCCCATATGAAGGTTGGCATGATAGTCCAGAGAAGTTAGAAGGATGTCCAAGAACTTATATCAATGTGATAGAAGATGCTAGGATTGAGAGAAAAATCCAATCAAGATATCCAGGGCTTGTCAACTCTTTTAATAAAGGTTACAAGAAGTTATTGGAGAGAGAATTCTTCGGACCACTTGACGATGTAGATTATGACCAAGTCAAACTTATTGATAAGATTAATCTTAAGACCAAACTCGGTTCACTTATAGAAGTACCATTCAATTCAGAAGAAATGGTTTACCTAACTAGAGCTAAAACTACTCAAACATTTGATGAAGTTGTTCAGTTAGTCAAAGATATTCTAAAGTTTACTCAAGACAATACACCAGAGCTAATTCAACAGCCAGAACCTGAACCAGAAGATTCAGAAAACCAAGAGTCAGAAGAGAATAACAATCAAGAAGATATGCCGTCAGGACATGATGATTATGAGAAAGAAGAGTCAGACGACGAGTCAACTCAAAGTAAGTCAGGTAATCAATCATCTGAGGAATCAGAAGAGGGTGAAGAGTCAGACGACACTGAAACAGTAACGGCTAAAGAACCTGTACACACAGCTGGTTCTGATGTTTCTATTACCGATAGTATCTATAGGTCAAAAGAAAAAGAACTAATAGAAACAGATAGAAATGGTAATCAGCCTATCATCATCAGTCAAACCTCTGCAGACAATATCGAAACATCCATAGTAGATTTCAAAGAACTTTCTAAAGAGAGAGAAACAGAAATAAAAAGATGGGAAGAAAATTACAAGGATAGTTCATGGGGTAATCAATCTTGGAGAGAAACTATTTCAACTGGTTACGCTTCATATATGAAACAACTTAAAAAGAATGTTCAACCGGCCGTTAGAGAATTCGAAATGAAAAAAGCGGCGACACAATGGTCTAGAGCTACTGAAGCTAAGACTGGAAACATCAACGTAAACAAGTTATGGTCTTACAAGACAAACGATGATATCTTTCTCAAAGCTACTAAGTTACCAAATGCCAAATCACACGGCATGGTTATGTTGGTAGACTATTCTGGGTCAATGTCAACGTCAATGAAATATGTAATGGACCAAATCCTTCATACTGTTATGTTCTGTAAGGCAGTCAACATCCCTTATGAAGTATACGCATTCACGTCCGGCGGTTGGTACGGAGAGTCTCAAGCTAGACAATATCAAACAGGTGACCTAGATATGGATGACCTAAGAATGCCACTCCTAGTATCTTCAGATATGAAGAAAGCTGACTTTATAAAGGCGACTCAGTTCTTATACTTAAGGACTACAGAACAAAGAGACATACCTAAAGCTCATTCAGAGAACTGGGGTTCAACACCTCTTAATCAAGCTCTAGTTGTTATGCATGATATCATTAAAAGATTCAGAGCTAAGAACAACATTGAAAAAATGAACTTCTTAACTTTCACCGATGGAGATGCTAATAGAATCCAAGTTCATGGTAATAGAGATTACAGAAACAAGACTAATGAAATAAGATTAATTGTTCAAGGTAAGTCTATCACATCTGGATTAACCTCAGCAACTGGTCTAACAACTGTCCTACTTAACAATATTAAGAAACAGTATAAAACTAACAATCTAGGATTCTTCATGGCCGATGATAATAGTGAATGGAAGTATAGAATCAATAATGCATACTGGGCAGAATCAGCTAGAACAGGTAGTGAAGAATACAGAAAGGAAAAGAACAAAGAGTATAATAAAAACAAGTGTGTTGAAGTATCAAATGTTTTCGGATATGATACTTACTACATGGTCAAAGGTGGTAAAAACCTTAATACCGAAGAAGAGGATTTCGAAGTTCAAACAGAAGCCTCAGATGCTCAGATTAGAAATGCTTTTAAAAAGTACTCTAAGTCCAAAAAGACCAACAAGGTGCTTCTTACTAAATTCGGAGGGGCAGTGGCTTGAGTGTAACATATTTGATACACTTGCAAAAAAAGATGAAAATAAATGAATTATTTTCAACAAAACACTTTACATTCGCATAAATGCGTAGTATAATATACTAGTAAATTAAATAAATGGAGTAAACTATATTATGAATACAATGAAAAAATCAACTCAAATAATCCTTGAAACCCTGGCTCAGAGGTTCCCAGACCAGACAGAGTTCAAGAGAGCCCAAATCAGTGATACAGCTGACTCATTGGGTTATTCAAGAAAAGACTTTTGGGACTTAATCGATGCAAAGATAAGAGTTAAACCTGGTGTTTATGACTTATCAGCTATGATTGTCCCAGTTAATAAAGAACCAATTACTGGTTTCTCAAACGTGGTTAAGATGCAATCAATAGTAAATGAAGAATCAAACTTTGCTAAAAAAGACCCAACTTTTGTCCCATGGGGTGCATTTTCGGATGTGGTTAAAATTCTCAAGTCCGAAATGTTCTACCCAGTCTATGTATCTGGCTTGTCAGGTAACGGTAAGACTTTCATGGTTGAACAAGCGGCTGCTAAACTAGGTAGAGAGTTCATCAGAGTTCAAATTAATCCTGAGACGGATGAGGACGACCTACTAGGTGGATTCAGACTTATCAATGGAGAAACAGTATTCTCTAAAGGGCCGGTTCTCAAGGCTATGGAGAGAGGAGCTATTCTTCTTCTGGATGAGGTCGATAGAGCGACTAACAAGATTATGTGTCTACAAGGTATCCTAGAAGGAAAACCAGTACTAGTCAAAAAGACTGGTGAAGTAGTAGAACCAAGTCCAGGTTTCAATGTCATTGCAACAGCCAATACCAAAGGTAAAGGCTCAGAAGATGGCAGATTTACAGCCGCTTCAATCATTGATGATGCTTTCTTGGAGAGATTCACAGTAGCCATAGACCAGGCTTTCCCAAGTCAATCAGTAGAGAATAAAATCGTTGCTAAACATATGGAAAAGTTCGGCAAAGTAGATGTAGAGTTTGCGACTAAACTAGTATCTTGGGCTGACATTATCAGAAAGACATTCTATGATGATGGAGTTGACGAGGTAATTTCAACCAGAAGGCTCTGTCACATAGTTCAAACTTTTTCTATCTTTGATAAC